CTCCTTTTTCTAATTTAGAAAAAGATTTTTTTGTACTCGTACCGTTTAACCAATTAAACATAAGTACCTCCTTTTCTTAGGATATAGAATATCATAAGTTGCATAGTATGTCAAGGAAAAAATATATATTAAAAAGCCGCAGAAATATTGGACTTTTTAAGCAGTGGCGTCAGGTAAAGTTACGTTTCTTCTTTTATTTAACGCAAAAAAGACATGATTTTCTTTTTCATCACCAGAAGATAGTTCATATGAGTCGTATTGTACTACTTCAAAACCTGCACGAATCATAAACAATCTATAATTATCTGGATGCAATGTAGCATAATATTTGTGTTGATTCGCTGAATGTGGTACTTCTATGTAAGCCCAACCATTGATTTTCATCATTCTATTGAGTTCTAGCATAGTATAAAAAGGCATATGAGAAAACTGCAATGATTGTCGCATCCATACAATATGAAAATAGTTATTCATTACTTGATTAAAGTTATAATCCATAAGATGCACTTTTAAGTCTTTTGCTTTACATTTATCCCATTCTTCTTTTTCAATAGTAATTCCCTGAACGTTGGTATATCCCAACTCGGAAAATTTTTCCATAGCATAACCTTCGTTACAGCCAATATCTAAGATGTTGATATCTTTCTTATCTGGATATGAATTCTGTATAAATGGTGGTAATTGTCTATCTATTAGTTTTCTATCTAGTTCAGTTTCTGGTAATCTCGCTACTTCATTAGACATAGCAAATTTGAAATTATTAAGTCTAATCCATTCTTCTGTAAATTCAGTCATTTAGTCCTCTTTGTTGATAAACAATTCTACTACAGGGTGATTGTTTACAAATTTCATTACTGTTTCGTAACTATCACAGTTACCTTTATTCACGTTATGATTACCAATATCCATTGCAATCTTTTGTAACTTTAAGATAACTTCTTGGTCTACAACCTTTGGTACTAAACAATAATGAGCATTAGTATTAGGTGTTATTGCTACATGGTCTTCTACATCGTATACAATATCACCTATTGTACTTGTGTTAATCATAGAGACATTCCGCCAAATGTTTCTTTATCAACGTCTTGTTTTACGCCACCAATAACATAAGATGAAATTTCTGTTTCTTGAGGTGCGACTTGTACATCTGCGCCAGCAATCCATTTTTGTGTCCACGGTAGTGGGTTAGCTTGTGTTGTTTTATATGGGCATTTTAGTCCAACTGCGGTCATACGTTTACAACAAATCCACTCAATATAATCTTCAAGTAGTTTTGCGTTTAGACCAATCATTGAACCATCTTTAAATAGATATTCAGCCCATTGTTTTTCTTGTTCTACTGCATCTACAAACATCTTAATACATTCTTCTTCTGTTTCTTTTGCAATCTTTATGTAATCTGGATCATCTTTTGGTAGAAGTTTTAGTAGAGTTTGTGTACTTGCCAAGTGTAAGTTTTCATCACGTGCAATAAGTTTAATAATCTTTGCATTACCTTCCATTCTTTTTAGTTCAGCAAACGCCCAACTACAAGCAAATGAAACATAGAAACGAACACCTTCTAAAATGTTTACACTCATCAAAGTTTTATATAGAGATTTTTTAATTTCGTATTTTGAAATCTTTACCTTGTTACCATTTACTGTATGAGTGCCTTCACCTAGTAAATTATAATAGCCTGTCATTTCAATTAATTCATCATAGTTTTTAGAAATATCATCTGCACAATCCATAATCTCATTGATGTCCATCATTTCATCAAAGATTTTTGATGGGTCAGAATACACATTTCTAATAATATGTGTGTAAGAACGTGAGTGAATTGTTTCTGAAAATGTCCAAGTTTGAATCCATGCTTCTAATTCTGGAATAGATACAATCGGACAAAATGCTTCAACTGGTGCACGACCTTGTACTGAATCTAAAAGAATCTGACGTTTTAGATTAGAAGTAAAGATATGTTGTTCATGGTCTGTTAGATTTTTAAAGTCATTCGCATCCTTAAGAACGTCCACTTCTTCTGGTCTCCAAAAGAAACCTAACTGTTTGTCTGTTAACTTATCAAACTGTTTATACTTTAGCATATCATAACGTTGAATTGCTACTCCACCCGATGGGTCTAAAAATGCTAAGGCTTTCGTATGGTCTGCCCTATTATCTGAATTGAATACTGACATTTTATTTCTCTCTTTCTTATCTTTATTCTGTTTCTTACTCATAAATATTACTCATTAGATAGCACAACTATCACAATATTCTTCATATTCTAAATCACTATCAAATTCATCCCTTGATTTTAAATCTTCTGGAATGTCTTTGCTCACATCGATTTCACCTTGTCCATCGAATGTGTTAAAATAGTAAAGTTGCTTTCCACCATATTTGTAAAACATAATAAGATGTTGCAACATAACACTCATAGGAATCTTTTCATCTTCAAAGAATATTGGATTATAACTTGTGTTAACAGATATACCTTGGTCGATATATTTCTGTAGAACAGCCATAATTTTTAGATATCCTTCAGGAGATTGTTGTTCCCATAGTAACTCGTATTTATTCTTTAACTTGTGAATACCGGGTACAACTTGCTTTAAAACGCCATGTTTTGATTGCTTGATACTGACCATACTTCTTGGTGGTTCAATACCATTAGTTGAATTCGATATTTGTGCAGATGTCTCTGCTGGCATAAGAGCCATCAATGTAGAATTACGAATACCGTGTTCTTTTAAATCTTCTCTTAAGCCTTTCCAATCTTGCTTATACTTTCTTTTTACTAACTCATCAACCTCAGGTTTGTATGTATCAATTGGCAAAATTCCGCTTCCGTACTTTGTTTCATTTGATAATGGACATGCACCTTTTTCTTGTGCTAACACATTTGATGCTTTAATAAGATGATATGACCAAGCCTCTGCCCATTCATCTACTAGTTTCAAATCTGGGTCTGAATAGTTTGTATCATTCTTAGCTAACCAATATGCAAAGTTAATAATACCAACACCAAGAGGTCTTCTATTATTAGTTGAAATTTCAGCCGCAAGTACAGGATATCTCTGATAATCTAATAGAGCATCTAATCCACGTACTGCTAATTCACAAGGCTTAGCAAATTCTTCTGGTGTTCTAATAGTACCCCAATTAATAGCACTAAGAGTACAAAGAGCAATCTCACCTTCTTCATCATGCATATGTTTCAAAGGTTTAGTAGGTAAATTGATTTCACAACATAAGTTAGATTGTTTGATTGGTGCTTTTTCTGTTACAAATGAACTATGGTCATTTGCATGGTCAACGTTCATCAAATAGATACGACCTGTATTCTTTCTTTCATTCATAAATGAAGAAAATAATTCTATTGCAGGAATAGATTTTTTACGTAATCTTGTATTACGTTCTGCACGTTCATATAGTTCTTTAAATTTATCTTGGTCGTTGAAGAATGCTTCATATAAACCAGGAACATCACTAGGTGAAAATAATGAAATGTCTCCACCTGACAACAGACGTTCATACATTAGTTTATTAAATTGTACACCATAATCCATATGACGTACTCTGTTATCTTCTGTGCCTTTATTGTTTTTTAGAACAAGTAAATCTTCTACTTCGTAATGCCAAATAGGATAATATAAAGTAGCCGCTCCACCACGTACACCACCTTGTGAACATGATTTTACACTTGCTTGAAATAGTTTATAAAAAGGAATAACACCTGTATGACTTGCATCACCATTACGTATCGGTGAATTGATAGCACGTATGCTACCAGCACCAATACCAATGCCTGCTTTTTGAGAAACATATTTAACTACTGAACTTGAGGTAGCATTTATAGAATCAAGTGAGTCGTCTGTCTCAATCAAAACACAGGATGAAAACTGTCTTTGTGGTGTTCGAACACCAGCCATAACAGGTGTAGGTAGAGATATATCAAAGTTACTAATTGCATCATAGTAATCTTTGACATATTTCAATCTTGTTTCTTTTGGATAATTGCCAAATAATGAAGCGGCAATTAAAATATATGCAACTTGTGGTGTTTCAAAATGTTTACCAGTTACACGATTTTGTACTAAGTACTTACCACGAAATTGTTCCATACCAACATAAGCAATGTTGAAATCTCTTTCATGTTTAATAAATGAATTGATTTCATTCCATTCTTCTTCTGAGTAATCTTCAAGTAATGCAGGATCGTAGAACCCATTTTCAGTGTTAACTTCAATAATCTTTTTGATATGCCATGGGTCAAAACTGTTATATACCATTTTTCTTAAATGATAATTTACTAGGTTTCCTGCAACCCATTGATAATTAGGTGTTTCTTCTGAAATTAAGTCTGCGGCCGCTTTAATCAAAGTCTCTTGTACTTCTTCACTTTTTATACCATCATAAAATTGAATATGTGACTTTAATTCTACTTCACTTGCACTGACACCTGCAATATCATCACATGCAAACATCACAACTTTGTGCATTTTTTCCAGGTCTAGCGGCTCTGGAGTACCGTCTCTTTTAATTACTTTTATTTCGCTCATATCTGTCTCTCTTGCTGGTAATGTATTTACTCATTCCCACTGTTTATTAATGTCTGTTGTTTATTTCTGCATCTTCCATTCCTGCTACTCTTAACTTAATAATATTAGTTAGTTGAAAGTGTTTAATCTCGAACCCTTTAGTAATACCTAAATATTGATTACGTGTATATGCAACTTGATTGATTAATTCGCTTATTGCTACAACCTCTGCTTCACCGTCTGCATACTTTTCTGCATCACGTGAACTAAGTGCTTTGTTATAGTTTTCTAAGTATTTTCTTAGATACTCACTACGTTTCTTTCTAAGTTGTATATTTAAGTGTTCTAGGATAGCCTCTAATTCTTGTAACTGTGCAAAACGCAATTCTACATATGATGGTAAATTTGTAGCATTCTTTTCTACATTACCATATATTTTAACTTCTTTTCTTGCTTCTGCAACTTCATTGGTAAAATAGTCAACGGCTTCTGGAATTTTACTCCAATCCTTAACTACCTTATTATACCAATTTTCCATTACCAATCTTCCTCTTCGTCTTCCCATTCATCAAAATACCTATCTACCGCCGTCTCAAGTATTTTGTCACCGTCTGCAAATTCATCTATCTCATGTTGTTCGATACCACTATCGTCACAAACTTTAATAAATGTTTCTGCCGCTTCTAATTTGTCTTTCGCCGGAATAAAGCCTTTTACTTTGTCCCATAATTCAAAAACTGTTTCTAATTCAACTGCCGCCATTAGACCTACGCCTCATAGATGGCTGAATTAGCACCATGTTCTGCACATTCGGCTTTTACACAGTAACATCGATTATCTGACATATCTCTGACAAGTTTATCAGCGAAACGCCATGCGTGTTCTGAGAATTTTTCGACCCCCACACCATCAAGTTGTACGACACTTGCTAGACCTTTAGTCTCAAGTAACAGTAAATCATCCTTTTTAGAATCATTTACATCAATTACAACTTTATGGTCAAACGTATCTTCAAGCCATGCTTTCAGAGGTTTGAGACCACCAAAATCAACTACCCAATTTCGTTCATCTAGTTCATCACAACCAAATGTGAATTTAAAAGATAAACTATATCCATGTAGCAATTTACAATGTGAGTGTGCTAAAGGTTGTCTAAACACTGCACTTAGTCCAATGTTATGCCCATAGCACTTGGTCGAAAAATATTTAGCCATTATGCTTCCTCATTTACTTCTACTTTATTATCTTCTGGAACTTCAAGTTCTTCTGATTCATCATCAAAATCTCTATGATTCCACTCGTTCATTACTACTTCAAGTTTTTCATCTGTCCAATTCTTTCTGAATTCTGACATAATATCACCTGACTTAGTTGTGTAAGCCAACTTATTGCCTGACTTAACTAAGATTCCTTTTGTTTCAAAGAAATCTACTAGACCACTATAAGGACTCATTCCTGTTTTATAAGGAATTTCTACTTGTACTCCTTCAAATGGTTTTGAGTATCTAGTTTTCATCACTTTACATGCCGCTCTAATGCCATGTACTTGTGAAGTTTTATTTCCATCTTCATCAACTTTTAGTTTTAATTTCTTCATTGCTACAACAATACTTGAAGCATAGATGAAACCTTGACCACCTGAAATCTTATCATCAGGGTCAAACATATCTTGTGATGCATATGTATGATTTGTTGCTACTAGACCAACATTATAGTCACCAAACATATTAACTGAGTTACGTACTAGTGATGCAAGTGCTTTAGGTTTACGTCCCATATCACCTTTCATATCACCTTTTTGAAACTGGTCAACATCTGTTGGTGTTAACATCATTCCTAAACTATCAATGACAAATAGAACTTTAGGACGTTCTTCTTCGTCTTTATCGGCATATTCTGCCTTATAATCTTTCATAAAGTCATTAATGATTTTAGCAACATCGTCAATCATTGCTACGTTTAGTTTTAATAGCTTATCTTCACTTGTATCTACTTGCAATGCATGTAGCCATTTCTCATCTAGTGCATTTTCACTATCAATAAGAACAACAAAGATACCTTGGTCTTGTGCGTTTTTAACAACATTACCTGCGGCGATATATGATTTACCTGCACCACTTTCACCTGCGAATACTGTTACTTTACCTAATGGGATACCTTTATTAAAGTCTCCACTAATTAACTTGTTTAGACAGTAGTTACCTGTTGAAATCCAAGTATCAGGATCACGAAAACCAGCACTTACGCCTGGTACCGCTTTTGTAATACTTTTTCTAAATTTACTTACATCAAATGCTCTTGGCATATTCTTCTCCGTTCGATATTATGAGGGAGACCTAGGTCTCCCTCGTTTGTTAACAATTAGTCAGCCTTACGACTTCTAATCATTTTCAGGATATCAGCGGCATCAGTTCCCTGACCACCACTTGCTGGTGCACTCGCCTCTGCCATTACTGGTTGAGGTGTTGCTTCTGCCTTTGGAGCAGGAGCCGGTGTTTCAGCTGGAGTTGAATTTTGTGCTACCGGAGCCTTTGCTTCCTCAACTGCTGGTGCAGTTGTTTGTGCATTAGCTGGCTTAGAATTACCAACATCCAATCCATATGGTTTATAGTAAGAACCCCATTTTTCTGGGTCATAAAGATGCCCATCAACTGATGCTTCAAACATTTCCATAATGATACGTTGCTCTTCCTCACTAGGACGTTTTGGCATGAAATCATTTAAGTCATAAAGACCATGAGTTTCAATCGCCTGACGTTCTTCTTCATTTAGAGAACGTTCTTTACGTGCCCAATTTGAAGTTGAGTAGTCCGCATACTGACCTTTTTGAGTTTTAGTAAGACGGAAGTCTGTACCTGCATCATAGTCAGTTGGAAGATTTTCCATATCTGGATCCATAAGAGCCGATTTCAATAGTTTGAAAATCTGTGGCCCAATTACGAATCTACGAATTGGATTCTCTGGAGTTTGTTCATTCATCGGATCCGTTACTACAAATCCTTGAAAGATGTATGAACGTTTCTTCCAATACTTACGTCCAATGTCTTCCATTGCTGGATCTTTGAACCAAGGACGAATTTCTGCGTGTACTGGACAAGTATCACCCCACATTTCGATACATGGAACTTGAACTGTTACTGGTTTTGACGTATCACCCCCTTTGACACCTGGAAAAGGCATCTTGATGATTTGTCGCTCACGCCAGAAAAAAGTATTTGAGTTATCTGAGTCTGGAAGAAAACGAATTACTGATGTTGAATCTGTATCCATGTTCCAGAAAGGATAGATGGCGTCTGTGCCTCTATTTGCGTTGGCATTGTCTGCCGATTTTGAATCTTGTGCAAGAAGTTTTGCACGGATTTCTGCTAGTGTAGCCATATTATATTCTCCTATATTAGCCTGTATTAGTTTTTGTTTGTATTAGCCTAAATGTAAACAGTTTACTTTTAAACATGCTTACAATTATACTTATCTTTGGAGTCAAAGTCAAGCGTTAAATACGTATTTTTTGTAATTTTTTCCACAAAAAAAAGGGACCCACTAAGGATCCCTGATTTTATTGGTTTTTTGGTACGTTATGCTGGAATTTCGAACTTAGCAAATGCTTCTGAAAGCATTGAATTGAATTGTTCATTCACAGGTTTACCCACAGTTACTTCTGCTTCGTTATTCTGTGCCGCTAATTTTCTTAAGTATCCAGTAATTTGAATCTTTTCTTTTGTAAGACCTTTACCTGAACGAATCGCATTTGCCATATCCATTAAGAACATTGACAATTCAGCCGCTCTATCGTGACCTTTATTTTTACGTTTGTTATCATCTGTAGTATCAACATCGACTCTATCTGCTAAATCATCGATTGATAAAGCTAACATAAGTTTTTTCTGTTCCTCAGCTTCTTGTGGACTACGAGGTTCAGCATATTGTTTTTTGATTTTGTCAAAGTTGTATTCAGCATTAGGGTCTTTAGGAAAAGTAATTTTATTTTTCTTTTGACCTGTTTTCTTGTCTTTTGCTACGATAATTTCTTTAACACGTGAGATTTGGTCTGCACGATTGTCTTCCATTTCTTCTTCGTTTACACGATGTATAAGCGGAAGAACATCCCTTAAAGATTCTTCAAAAGTTGTTTTTGTAAATTTAGAAACATATTTGTTTACTGTATCTTCTGTGATTTCAGCATTTTCTTTTGCTTCTGTTGTTGCTAATTTTTCAACAAAGTTTGTATATCCTTTTGCACCTTGTACACGTTTGATAGATTCTTTAATTGATTCCATTCTACGTTTTACATTTAGTACAACCGAACGATTGCTTTCGTTGATTAGTGATTGCTTGTTAACAACATTCATAAACTCTTTTAGTTTTGCTAAGTTTGTTGAAAGTTCCACAATCGCTTCGCCCACCATGTCGCTAGGTACACCACCATGTGATACGTGTCTCGCCATTGCTCTTGCGCCGTTCAAATGTTTGTATGGATATTTGAAACGTTCACCATCAGCATTTTCAACAAAGATTGCTGAAATATTACGAGAACGTGATCCACGTGATTCCTCGTTTACTGGAGCACGGTGTTTGACGATTAGTCTTACATTTTCTAGTGTTTGGCGACTGGTACGTGATGAGCCTTCTAAAGGCGATAAGCCTTCTTTCATTACGTCACTCATAGTCTGCTCCTTATCATTTTCTAATTTATAAGCATAGTTTTTAGGTTCAATATGTTTACCAAATGAACGCATGTCAAAATCTAACATGTACTCACGTGATAACTGTCTTAAACTATTCATTAATTTTTCTGCTTTTGGTTTATCGATATCAACGCCTTCACCAAAATGAAGTTTAACTTCATTAGTTCCCTCATCAATAGACACCATCATGTTTGGTTCATCAATGTAAAAAAATCTTGCTTCCTCTGGGTTAGCAACACTTTTACCATTATCAGAATTAAACATTTTCAAAGGAATACCATTCCCTTGAATAATTCTCATTATTTTTTCTGCGATAGTTGAATAATTTACAGCCATATTATTGATTCCTTATAGATGTATTTATCAAAATAGTACAGGAAGAGGGTCATTAAAATCGTCTTCACTGTCAAGTGATTCTCCTAATGTCTGCATAAATTCTTCATCGAATCGTGATATTACTTGAATTTGTCTGATACAAAGTAATGTGGCACTTACTAAATCGTCTGTTTCGCCTGATTTTGCTTCGAAACTCTTGCCTTTTGCAATAAATGTCTTAAATTCTCTAATTAAATTCTTACTGAGTGGTACCATTTTATCACTCTCAATCCAAGATTTTAGTTTCATACATGCAGTTATCTTTGTTTTATAAGATGTAGTAAATCCTTTTCTTATCGCTTTTTGAATACCTTTTTTCTTTGGTTCATGTAAGAATTCTCCTGGAAATTTATCTTCATCCATTTCATCAATAACAATAAGAGCGGCTTCTCCAAGCGAGTTATTCTCTACAGACCAATATATTTCTGGTCTTCGATTTCCTAATTCATTCAATTCATCATTTAAGATAGTTAGGATATCATGCATTGTTTTTACTTGCCCTCTTACATCTGTACGATTACTTTGCCATTCTGCTACTTGTACTAATTCTGGTAAAGACCAGACTTCGATTGCTGAATAATCTCCTCCAGTACCCATGGCAGGATCAAGACCGATAACGTAAGTAGAATTTTTATTAATTTTTTCATACCATCTAACCTGTCCTGTTTTCATAAGAGGCTCTTTGCCTTCTAAATGAGATAGTTTGATACTATCTACTAGAGTTTCATCGAATGCAATGAACTGACATTCATGTTCACGTAAAAATCTTTCTTCACCTACACGTGTTCTTTCTTCTTTAGACCAGATTTCATCCCTATCAGGATGTTCGTCCCAAATAGCTTTGAATGGTTTAAAGCCGTTAATACCTGTTTCTTTTTCATTACCATGCTCATCTATATTTTTATTAGCACCACTCCATATGAGAGCAAACTGGTCATCATCTAAGTTTGGTGTTGATGTAATAATCGCTTTACCACCTGTTGCTAGAGTAGGAGATATTGAAGTCCAAAACTCTTTTGCAATATTAGGTCTAACGAATGCAAACTCATCACAATATAATAAAGAAATTGAAAGACCACGACCTGTATTTTCTGTTGTTGCTTGTGCTATGATACGTGAACCGTTATCAAATTCTAAACTACCTTTGTTATAACTTGTAACACCTGCTCTAATATGGTCAGGACATAACTCATATGCATGTCTAATTCTATGCATAATTTCTTGGGCACCTGAATATTTGTGTGCCGCAATTAGAATAGTTTGGTCTGGCATAAACATAGCATACCATAATAGATATCCTGCCGCAGTAGTAGATTTTCCCATCTGTCTACCTAACATAGAAATAGAAAATCTATAATCATGATAAGAATGAAGTAATCCCCTTTGGTATCCATATGCATCATATATCATACTACCCTTAGTTGGGTGTTGTATTTTGAAATAATTATTCAAAAAGTAAAAAGGATCACTAGCACATCTACTAAATTCTAATAGTTGTGCATTACTAAACTTCGTTTTTTGATATGCTTTTTTAGTTAAATCTGCCATAGGTTATTCTATTTTTCCTACTTTACCGTCTGCTTTAATTTCTGTATCAGCAAGTCTCTTAACTCTGTCTCTCCAACCTACTTCACCTATTGCTCCAGTAAGTGTTACTCTTATGTTATCACCTGCATCTGGGTCAACACGTGTTATGCCATGTATTGAATTTTTCTGTATTAATATTAGTCTGTTTGGTTTAGGACTTACAAATGTACCTAAGCCTACATCCATAATAGGTTTAAATTGTCTTTGTTGTTCAAACATTTCTAATGGACTATTTAATTCTTTGTAACTATCATGATGCACAGTACCTTCTTTTAATTCTAGCCACTGAGAATATTCTTGTGCAGATCCTAAAGGCAAAATACATAATGTAGAGTCCCAATTTATTTGCCACTTCTTATGCAAATAATAAGTGTATGTCGTAAAGCCAAAATCACAATGCCAAGGGTTTTTAGAATTAGCAGGATAGGCATGACAACGCATTGCATAGTCTTCAAATTTACCTCCTGTAACATACTCATCGATATGTTCATATTCATTTAAAAATTTATTAAAATATTCAAACCACAAATCAGAGTTATCGCCTCTAGGATATCCACCTTGCCAGCGTTTTGTATTTTTATAATTTGCACCATCAGTATAGTGCCAAAACTTATCATCACCTTGCGTCTGTTCCCATTCGTCAACTTGAACTTGATTTAAAATCTTATCTTGTACCTCTTCTGGTAAGAAGTCATCAACAATCAAACACTCTGGTGTTCTCATAACAACATTATACATAGCTTTGTCTTTCTCCTTGTCTACTCAAATCTAAAGTGACACAATGTAAGCCACTGTCCCA